GTTAACCCATCCTTTCTTACCATCTTTAGATTTTGAGGAATTAAACCACTTATGTAAGTTTCCTTCTTTTAAGTTTGTCATTTAGAGGTCTATTTTACGTGTTGGACTGAAATCTTTAGAATCACCAAAGAAAGTCGAAGTTTCTGTAAATCCAAAATCATCACCTGGTTCTATTAATGGATCATCCAATTCAGTAACCAATCCATCATTATCATAATCTTTCTTAGCAGTTGCCTTCACACTATAACGCTGAACACGTTTTGCTGTTCTCGTATCTGTGTCGGAATAGTAATCCAACTGAACCTTGCGAATAAGTCCATCTGGAGTATCTGCGATAGGACCAAACATAAAGGTTTTCGCTGTAAATTGAAGAGTATAAATTAATGCTCTTCTTGTAGCAAAATCTCCTTCATAGTCATCTTGTTGACTAATACTTTGAAGGATCATTGGAATATCTCTCTTTTCACCAATAGATTTAACTAAATCAACAGATAAATTAAAACCTGGTTGAAAGAATGGTAATATTTGCTCAAGAATCTGAAGTCCATCATCTTGAAGTTTAGTAAGAATATTTAATTCAAATCCTATATTATATGGAACTGGCATAAAGACTTTTTTCATCTTATCGCCATCTTTTGCTTTGAATGTTTGAGTTATACCAGACTTTCTAGTTGAATCATAAGAGATATTAGTCATCTCAAATGCCATTCTTGGTAATGTAATTTGAGTTGCTTTATTTAATTCTGGTTGCTGCTGTATTCTTGCTAAGAATTTTTGTCTAGGTCCATAAGCAACGGGAACTTTTATTTCACTAATATCATTTCCTGCAGCATCTTCATGACGTACATAGATATCATTAAACAATGTTCCAAAAGAAATAACTGTTTTTCTTATTATTTCGTGATAAAAATAAGTTCCTAACATTAATAAGTACCAAATGGATTAGATTCTGTGAAATCTAAAATAGAATCTGCTTCTGTTTCAAATATATCACCATCATTATATTTATCGCTAGTATCTTCTCTATTAAACATAGTATTAGCAAATAATGCTCCAGATTCTAGACCTTTAATAGTTTCACCTGGGAAGAATCCTTGTGCGTTTGTAGTTCCTATACCAACGTTAGATACTTTCAATACTAACGTATCAACATCCCATTCCTTTACTCTTGCCTGAATTCCAGATCTCATACCCTGAACAACTTCATTGTAAATGTATGTTCCAACTCCAGATATAATATCAGGAGAATCAATAACAGCATATGGAGATAAATTGCCAGATTGTACATATCCTTCACCTGGATCCTTAATATAAACCGATCTAATAACTCTATCAGATCCAGTAATCCCTATTGAAGCAATTCCAACAGCATTACAGAAAGATCCATTACAATTTCCAGGTACAGATTTATTTGCACCATCATTACTAATAGTAACTAATGAACCACCGAAAGGAGGAGGACCCATATATCCAAATCCACCATCTAAAACAGTAATATCAGTTACCGTTCCACCAGCACCGATAGTTGCAACAGCAGTTGCTTGACCACCACCTTCAAAGTAACTATTACTTACATTATTAACAGTTACTGTAGCATCATTATTTCCACCAAGAAGAGTTAAAACATCCCACATAAGATAATTACCACCACCAAAGAGTGGAGTAGAGTATACAGAAGAAACTGAACCACCAGTTACTATTGCTCGAATAGTTGCCATTTGCCCATTTCCACCACTTACAGCAAAGAATTGATCACCATCTGTATATCCAGATCCTACTGCTGATAGATAAACTGATTGTACTGGAGCCATTCTATTAGGTGGAGGATCAATAGTAACTGTTGGTGCAGTTGTATAATATTCACCACTATCAGTTATTGTAATACTTTGAATTTGACCTGTAGAACCTATACCAATATTAGCAGTCGCAGCAGCTCCAACGGTTGAAGGATAAACATATACATTTGGAACAGTATTATATCCAACACCACTATCAGTAACATTAAATTGAATTACACCTTTTTCTGATGATTCAATACGACAAGTTGCTGCAGCACCAGTTCCACCGCCACCACTAATAGTAATAATTGGTGTTTCGGTATATCCCTGACCAGCACCAGTCATTAATATTTCTTTAACTGAAGTAACACTTCCCTTTGTTGTTAATATACCAACTGCACTTGCAGTTACACCTGTAGTTGGTGCAGTAAACTTAATAGTAGGATTACTTGTATATCCATATCCATCATTATTTAAATATATTTCTCTTACATATCCATTAGATATATTAATTGCTGGTGATACGGTTGCTGTTCTACCAGTACCTACCATTTGTAATGAAGTAATATATCCTGTATCTTCTATTTGAGTATCAATTGCATCTATAGAAGTATCAATAACCTCATCCTCATATTCAAAGAGTTCACATTTGAGTTGGTAAACATAATTTTTACCTAACTGATAAAATGGATCTTCATGTTCTACAAACTTAACTTCAAATAATCTTTGTCCTAATGGAAAATAAACTAAATCTCCTTCTCTTGGGCGAGTTGAAAGTATTATTTCACCTGCTCCACTACCATCATCTAGTCCTGCCATAAATGGTGCAACAAAGTCCTCAAATCTTTCTTTTGAAATAGTAAGGGTAACTTCATCCCTTAAACTCATTCCAAACTTAGTTAAAACATCACCAGCACCAGAATATCCTTCATAGGTATTAACATATGCTTCTATAGAAAAATTATCATCAAATTTTGATGATTGGACTTCTTGAAAAATTGATTGTGTATTTACAAATTTTCTTGGAATATAGGTGACTTCAACACCAAACATTCTCAATTGTTCATTTATAAGATCTTGTACTAATCTTTGCTCAGAAGATGATCCTTGTAGAAAAAACGGATTTAATGCCATGTGTCATTAACCTACAAAATCATAAGGAGGTAATTCATACTCCGATGCCATTCTAGATCTAAGTGCTTCAATTTCTCTCTCAGCATCATCATAAATTTCTCTACCATTCATCTCTATACCACCAGGAAGTTTAACTCCCTTAAATTTAATCATATTTTGTCCCCATTGTCTCTTTATAAGAGCAGTGAGATACAATTTAAGAAATGGATCATTATAAACTTGAGTGAATGCTGTTGGATCTAACGCTCTATAGCAATCTAAAATAAACCAATCATCCTTATCTGATGATTTCCAATCTATATCCAAATATAATCTATCTTGTCTTTTATTAAATCTTACTTGTTTGTCTGGTGTTAATAAAAAATCTATATCTTCTAGATAAGATTTCGTCATTGCATATTGTAATAAATCAATAGAATTAAATTGATATAAGTCATTCAAAAATAATTGATATTTTATACTAAACATTCCACCAGATAATGTACTGGTGTCAAATTTAAATATTTTTTCAATACCAACTACTGAATCTGGAACTTGTAAAAAATTAGAAGTTTCATACCAATTACTAGTAGTAGTTCCATAACCAGCAATATTTGTTGATGTAACACTTGTAGTTACTATACCAACACCATCTGTATTTTTTGCTTGTCCTCGATCAATATCAGATTGAGTAAGTTGATATTTGAGAAACATTCTCTCAACACCGTCAAAATGACGCTCATTAAATAACTGAATGGCATCATCGACTAGATCATCTATTTGATCATCATCAATATTAATCTCTAATACAGGAGCACCTAGCTTCCGTAAACAGTAATCAATAAGTCCTTGTCTAGTTGATGGTTTTGCCATTTTTAAGTGGTTTCCTCATATTTTTCTTTTAGATCTGCAATCTCTTTTAAAAGATCGTCTCTCTCCTCTTCAAAATCTTTTTTTAAAGTTTGAAGTTTTGCTTCCAAAAGTACATTTTGGTTCGCTGCTTGTGCAAGTTTTTGATGATATAGACTCATTAAAACATTTACGTCAACTTCACTGTTTTGTTGCATTTAGAACGTTCCCCCGTCAAGTGTTGAAGTCCAAGATGGTTTATTAGTATAGTTAGTAGTAACATTATTAGGTATTACAGAAAGATTCTGTACAGAACCGTTATTACCTTCCTTTCTAATATTTTGATTAGTAACAAAAGTTCCTTCAACACCAATAAGTGGAATTGATGCTCCACCACTAACCGCAGATTCTACAACACCATAAGCACCACTAGTATCCTGTTTAACAATATCACCCTTTACTAAGGTAACATTAGATGGTAATCCAAGAGTTATTTTGGTAATAGCAGTAAGAACTTGCTTAGAAGTATCAACTGGAGATGCTACAGCATTAGTAGATGTTTGTAATCCGTTAGAATCAAAATATACAACACCACCAGTATTATAATCAGCAGTTTGATAATAGATACCTTTAATATCTAGATATCCTCTAGTACCACTTACTGTGCTGTTATTAACTGCTCCATCTGGAACATAAGTCCAAGCACCTGCAGGAGCATTACTTGAACCATTAGAATCAGTATCTACATAACCAAAGAAACCTGTTTTACTGTTTGCAGTTCCAACACCAACATTATAATTAAATGCTATGCCACGATCTGTATTAGTATCATAAGCATGAGTAATTGTTAACTGAGTTTGTGTTGTAATTCCTGCAGTAGTTGTACCCTGAATAGTAATTGTTTTACCAGCAGTATCATATGCAGTAATTGTAGTTAATCCACTATTTGGGAGTGAAGCACTACCACTAACAGTATCTCCAGTATTAATACCAACAACAGAATCAATTGTTATTTGATTAGCACCAACAGCAACTGTTGACATAACAGTTCTTTCACTTGTAACATCACCAATCGTAAATATTGGATCATTAACAGTTACATTAGTTGAGTTAACAGCAGTTGTTGTACCATCAACCTGTAAGTTACCTTTAATAATAACATCACCCTGATTACTTAATCCATCAGGAAATGGATCAATATAAATCTTATCATTACTACTACTATTAGAAGATATTATATTGTTCTCAATCTTAATCTGACCTATTTCACCAGAAGTAAATGTTCCTTCAGAAGTAGTAAAGTTACCCCCAACATTTAAGTTCTTCTCTATACCTACACCACCTTCAAATATTACTGAACCAGTATCTTTGTCAGTTGATTGTGTAGTATTATCAAAACTTATCTGATTCCCAGAAAATCTTAACTTATCAGTTCCATTCTCATCATATTCAATCTTAACATCTTTACCCGTACCAAAACTTAAAAAAGTATCATCAGGTATGACAACTTCACCAGTTCCATTTGGACTCAATATAACATCACCGTCAGTATCGGTAGATGATAAAGTATTTGTATCAAGTTTTAAATTATCTACATTCCATTCATCAACTTTTCTATCACTATCAAGAACAGCAACTATACCACCATCACTATTTCTTGTATTTGTAACACCTGCAATTGCACCTGGTGCATGCTCCATCATTGAAGCATAATAATATCCACCAACTGGATTTACATTACTACCATCATCACCAATAAAGATCCTATCTTTATATTGGTTAAGACCTCCATAACTTCCTATACCTGTTACGTAAGCCTGTTCACCCCACAGCAGGGAACTTGGTTTAGCGGTACCAGACGATCTTTTGATCCGAATAATACTTGACATTTTTTAAAAGCTACCCCCATTAATATCTAAATCTGGTGTATTGCCTGGTGACAATTCTAATGTTGCTGACCACTTTTGAGTGGAAACATTATATACTAAAACCATTCCATTTTGTAAATTCGAGGCATCGACATCACTAAGTTCAGACAGAGATAAACCTTGTGCTCCTGCAAGAGAAGAAATAACCTTTACGGCATTTTGTTGACCTACTCTGACCTTAATATCTGCCATTTATGTAAGCAATTCAGAATCTATATATTTATTTATGCTTTATGATTAACTAACTGTTTTAATAAAGACTTAATTTCATCTATATCCCTTTTCATCTCATCCAATTCTTCTTTTTGATCCATTTTTCTTTTTCTCTCCATTTTATAATTTGAATATTCATTCATATTCTTATTAACTATGGCACCTGTTCTTGGATCACGGAACAGGTTTTTATGACCTTCAACTGGTATCATACTTTTATTTTTTTAATAGGATTTGTATTGTCAGTGTTCTTATCCCTAACATTGGGGTCAGTTATAGATTTTGTAGGGATTGAATTATCCTTACCAAATTTCTTTTTACCCATAACTTTTTTAAATAACCTCAAATGATGAGGATATTGAAATTTACCATCCTTCATCCCACCCATTTTCATAGTTTTGAACGGATGTAACCTTTCAATACTATTCTTTGCTTCTATTTCAGTTATAAACTGTTTAAATGATTTCATTATGCTAAAGCAATTGCTCTAAAGTCCTTAAGTCTAACAGGAACACATTCATTAGTAGATGTCATTACAATCTTAATTGT